CTCAATAATTTTTTTATCTGATAGAGGACCAACAATTCTGTTTTCTAGGTCAGTCTCCTCAATAGCACCATCAACATTAATGTCGGTGACCATATTAAGATAAGCATCACCGATCTTATCGTAATAAAGAGTTAGATCTTCTGCATCAGCAAAAGTAAAGTTGGTGATCTTATGGTGTGAGAATGTAGGATTGGCCTTATTTCCTGTAGGATCGAAATATACCTTCTGCTTACCATCAAATATCGAGAACTGCCAGAAATAGCATCCACCAGTTACGTTGAATATAGATGAGTCTGGTACAGTATCATCAGTAGGGTTAGGGATATACAAAGGACGGACTTTCGTCTTTCTTAAGTCCATACCCACTAGAGAAGTACCTCTAGGGACAATTACACCACCTGTTAATGGGTTAAACTTGTATAGGTCGTTCTGAGAGTTACCTAAATCAAAGTTAACATTGGTACTAAAGTCAGGTATAAGACTGGCACTAGCTACACCTGGTCTGTTATCAATATAATGATCTCCTGGAGACAATACAACTGTGAACTCGTCAAACCTGTCGTTATCTGGTCCTGATTTGTATGAAAAGCGTGAAACTTCAAGAAACGCACGCTGTATACTCTTAAATGGTCGGGTGGGAGAATTACCTCTGTTGTTTACGTCGTCAGATGCATTAAAGTCGTCTGGAGAGACATATACGAAACGTCCAGTTTTACTGGATATAAGATTCTCTAATCTGGTAAGTGCCATTACCTATAATACTGTATTTGGATATCCTTTGGGTATTTATATTATCTACCAGGTATGTATTGAAGACCCTTCTTCAAAGTAGGTTCTAATTTTGGTAATACATCGTTTTCAACCCTCTCTACAATCTGATCGATAATATCAACATCAATACCTGCAAATGGTGGAATAATACCTAAAATTCTTAATAATCCGTCTACAAACAGGGCTAGACAGGTAAAACCGAGTATCATAGAGATAATTGTAGCGTCTCGGTTGTGTTTTCGCATCGATGCTTCATCGATTGCCCTTGCTTCATCCACAGCAGCCTTGATCAGGTCATCTACTTCTGATTTAGTGTAGAAAGCACCTATTCCAGGTATGTCGTGAATGTTTGGGGTCATTGGTAATACTCATCTAATACGTCAAGGGTTCGATTTAGGTACTCATTTGCACCTATACATTCCCATTTACCTTTCTCTCCTATCTCACATTTGTAGTGAAGTTCTCTTTTGAGTTGCATAAGTTTTGAAGTCATCTCTACTTTGTTTAATCTGCCGTTCATCGTGTCGAAGTAACGATCGTCATTAGTATATTAGTATAAAAGGGGGATTTATGTCTCCCCCTGTGTGTTGAAACTAGAACCAGTCAGAAGACCATTCACCTGATTGGTCACCTTCTGGAGTTGGCGGACCTCCTTCTGTAGGAATGGATGTCGTAGGATAATCACCTGGTTTTTGATCCATTTGAGGATTACCACCTAGACGCTGTTGTGCTTCAGTTTCTGTAACTAATTCAATATTGAATGAGAATGACATATACAGTTCGCCATTAGGATTCTTGACAATACCAGGTTGCCTTTGAACCATATGTTCCAACTGAGAAGGGAAAATGACAACATCACCTTCATCGATGTTTAGTCTCATTTCCTCTTTATAACATCCATAGCCACATAACTCAGGATCGTAATAATGCTTGTTATAACGAGGTGCCTCGAAAAACATCTTATTAGGATTCAGAAATGTCGTCGAATTATGAAGTTCCTTGTCGTACTTCATATAATAGACACCAGACAAATGCGACGGAACGTGATTATGAGGTTCTTGGTTCTGTCCAGGACCATATGCGTTAAACCACTGTTGTGCGACCAAAAATGCGTGAGGGTAAAACTCTGCCATTTTGATAGCTTCTTGAATGTTCTGTGAACAGTCTTGAAGCAAATCACCGTAAGGAATCTCAGGATCCTTACTATGATCCACCATACTCTCATCAAAAAATGTTGTATAGCAATCACAATTCCAAGATGCTGTACCACCAGTATCTCTTGTATTACTATTTGAATTTTGTTCTTTATATCTCTTGGTTAGAACTGGAACAATCAATTCCTTCCACTTTGCGTGGGTTTGCAATTTTCCACGATACACGAACATCGGGAATAATGAAAACAAACCATACTGGTCTGGTTTATTGGTCTGTTGAGCCATAACGACGAATTCTTGTAATGTATCTAGTATAACATAAAAAAACTAAAGGGGGTAAAAACCGCCTGAGTTTTTTTATCGAGTTTCAGGGAATCAAAACCCAATTTTCCCTCAGATTAGCTATCTGAGAGTGGAGCGTAAACAGTCTCGTCTGATGCCTCGTTGCGACATAGTTCTACGACTCGAAGAAATGCTTCATAGTCATCAGAACAGTCAATTGTATTGCTCTCACCTTCATCAGAATAAATCCTGACGCAACGTGATTCCACGTCTACAACAACTTTGTTCAGATAGTCCTCAGTCATCTCTGACCTTCCCATACGTGTTCACAGTATAGCACAGTTGTCAAGTCAATTCAAGAAAACTGTAGCTCCTGCAATAGTCACGTTAGAGGACGCTGTTATAGTAGCATTAACTCCTGCTGCCATTGTAATGGTACCAGCACCTGCTGTATTGACAAGGTTACCTGCTGCCACGTTAGTCACCTTGTTACCTACCGTAACAGTGGTGACATCATTACCTATCAGTATCTTTTCATCTCTACCTGTACCACCTGCAACACCTATCATACTTGCATATGCTGCTTTCTGACCAACCATAACAGGTAGTGGTGGTGCAGATATATTACCCATTACTTTAAGATTCTTTTTACCTGTAATCAACTCATAAGAGTCACCAAGAACATTAGTTACCAAATGACCTTTACTCTTAATATGGAAGGTACCTCTAGGATCTGTCATAGCTAGTGTTCTTTCACCATTGATCTCATCAACTACAGGACCACTAACAGTACTCTTCTTCATATCTGTGTTCTCTTCTATCCTAGGGGTGTCTATAGCTAATTTTGCCTTAGCACCTAGACCTATTGCTTGTCCAGCTTGTAACTCTATGTTCTTATCAGCTACAATCTTTACATTACCTGCTGCACCAATCTTAAAATCTCCCTGAGTGTGTGCATTTACATCTCCATCAACCTTTAAGGATGCTTCACCAACAATTTCTATGTCAGCGTCTTGGCGAATCTTAACCATCGCATCACCCCAGACACTAACCTTCAATTTACCTGCATTTTTATTGTCAGCAGGTACCTTTACTGCACATATCTGAACAGATCCATCAGCATCTAGGAAGATATGATGACCTTCCTTGTGCTTGAGGATCATATATGCATCATCTATATGATCACATTCTTGTGTAATATGGCCACTACCAGATACTCTAGTAGTAGTGTCAGTAATTTCTTGATATGCCATTAGGGACAGTCAACATAATTTGCAGGGTCAGCAGCAAGTCCCTGAAGAATAAGATTAGACTCCTCAGCAGGAACACACTGTAGATCAGCGATTGCTCTTGCACCAAATCCATTGCTACCAAAGATTTCTATCTTAGGTATGTAAGGGTACTGCATATCCTTACGGATCAACTCAATACCAGTGACCCATCCTTGTGCACTTATTGTAGCACGTGCAATGCCAGATACACCATCAACTAGTACTCTAGGTGGTGCAGTATAGAACCCACCAACATTAGTGAGGAATATATTAACTAACTGACAGACAGTGTTGGATGGTTTAGTCTGTCCAGTATATCCAAACCCACCATTGATAACTCTTACTCGTGATAGATAACCCTCACTGTTAAGAATAGGTTCAACGTGAGCACCATAACCTACGTTACTCTCCAATGTAATGAATGGTTTAGCAATATATCTACGTCCAGATCTCTTAACTTCAATGTCAATAATACTACCTCTATCAGGATCAATAATTGGGAAGTTAAACTCTGGACTTTCATCAATAGTAGGAATATCTGTTTCACCTTCTGCTGGTGTCTCTTGATCAAATGAAATTATAACAGTAGCTTGTGCACCGTACTCATCTATAGAGAAGATTAAATTCTCTTGATCCTCTATTGTATTATCTTCTAACACATTGATAACAATCTCTGCTTGATTATTTTCGACGTATAAGTTACCATTAAGAGGTTCTTTAATATCACTCGCAGTTATATTAGTACCAAAGATAGTGTATGCTAGTAGTTCTCCTTGATCAAAGTTAGTAGTAGTAATTTGATACTTGATAGAACCACCCTCTCTTACAGATGCTCTATCTGGTGTGATCGTAACAGTTCTGCCAGAGGGATCAGCAACCTGTTGAATTGCATCTAGTACTGCAACACCCTTAGTTGTACTAAGATTATTTAACTCAAGATATAATTGTTCTGCTACTTGATTAGTATCTTCTACGATACCATCATCAAGTAACTTAATAGTAACCTCTGCTTTCTTATCTGTAATAGTAAAGCTACGTTGTAGATCTGTCTCACCTGTAACCCAACTCTTTACACCACCCTCTATCACATATTCTATGTCTCCATATGTAATACCAGTTGTTTCTCTTCCAATAGTATAGTTAATTACAGTACCATCAGAAACATTCTCTGTCTCAAGTTTAAATGTAACCTCTGCTCCTTCATAGACTACCTCTTTATCACTAGTCAAATAATATACAGGATTAGTTGTTGAAATATTAGGTGTAGATGATACTAAACCAACGTCAGGTACAGTTAGTGTTGGGATATCTTTAATAGCGAGAGGATCCTTGATCCATATACGTGCTACATCTTTGAGTACTTTACCACAACCATCGTGTTGTATCTTCATAAAGAAATACTTAGATCCATCACGTACTCCATTGTTTAAAGTCTTAACTTCAATTATCTTTTCTGTCTCTCCAATACCAAATCCTATGTAACCATTCGTAGGGCAATAAGTTTCAGTAGCTTTAGCAGTTCCATCTTGTGTCCTATAGGTAAAGGAACTAGTAGTTGATGTGTCACCTCCTCTAACGACCCTAACGTATGCTGGATCTCCTTCGTGCACCGCTTCAGTCTCAGGGATGTCTAATACTTTAAATGTTCTTGCATTACATATTGCTTTTGCAATGTCTTCGTAATCTATACCATTTATATCTCCGTCCACAAAATCACCATCACCTCCACCATTACCACTATCAGGCACTGTTGGACCCCAGATACCTACTTCAGTAGTGGGTTCTGGATCTGTAGTAGCATCACCACAATAAGAATCAATCGGGAGATGATTACCTTCTTCTAAATCTGCTAGTAATTCATCAAGAGTATTGAACCCACCCTTTAATCCTTCGTAGCTACCTCTCTTTGAATCTTTTTTCTTAGGGTTAGCACACTTCTTCTTACCACTACAAGAGATGCCTAGCATCTTCATAATACCTGCTAGTCCACCACCAATAACATCTAAAGCACCACCAATAGCTCCAAGTACTTTACCTATGCCACCGAATAAACTATTAATCATCCCTGTGATCTCATTAAGGATGTTACCAAAGATAGAATCAGTGAACCTCTTGACTTGACACATAGACCAGTTAACTATGTTGCCAACATATCCCATCAAGATATTCTCTGCAAACTTCTCCATCCTTCCACTGATATCCATAATAGAACAACCAATGCGTTCTAGCATTTGATTGAACCACTCAGTAACAGGTGTCAATATGCCAGGTAAAGGAGCAAGGATAGCCTTCATCAATGCTTTCACTGCCTTACGTAGCATTGCCATCATCTCACCAGCAATACGAGTCAGTGCAGCAGCAATGATCTTCTTTACTCTACTAATATATCCATTAGCAACTGACTTGAGGTCAAATACTCTGCGATTAAACTTACTAACATAATATGATCCTATGTTACCATTAGTATGTTGTAGTGTAGCAAAGAACTCTGCCAAGACATTCTCTACTGCTGAAGATGGATTCTCTGGGCAATCAACTGACGCACGTGTAACTGTAAAGGTACCCTGAGGGTTAGCAACTGATGCCTCCTCCCTTAGACCGTTACCACTATCAGAGGATTGATCTGTGCCTAATCGACCAAGAGGTAGGGTACCTCCATCGACACAATCAGTTAGTGATGGTACGTGGTTTGCAGGGTCAGGAATATTTCCTTCCTCTACGTTTGTAATAACCGTACCTTCTAAAGGTTTAACTACCTCTCCTGTAGATTCAGGTTTCTCATCAGTTGCACAGGGAATACCTGTTTGTGCAACACCAACAACCAAACCTTTAGTAGTATCACCGCCAATAAACTTAACGATTACTCTATGTCCGTTCTTAAGGTTATGAGAGGAAGCTTGTGTAAAAACCCCACCCGAATGGGTGATAGGCATCATCACAGCAAACCAAGGTAGGTCTTCTGTGGGTGGTACACCAATTCTATTCTCTCCTTCACCCTCATACTCGTGCACGCCAACGACACGCACCTTAACCCTCTGTCCTTTCTTAGGGTCGGCGGTGTCTTCGACTATTCCTTCATAGAGATCGAAAGATTCTTTAGCAGTGGTTTTAATCGTCATATATTAAACACTCTGGTTCATCTGGATGCGTCTCACAAAAGAGTTCGATAGCATTCGGATCGTGATGATCACCTGCTACTATCTCATCGTGATGATGCTCCTCATACACTTCTAGATCGTGTAATTCTTCTTTAATATGCCTACGTGCAGCAGGACTTGTTTGGGGATCATCGAGGATCTCCTTATCCTTTTGGATATGTTCTTCTATAGATTTCATAGAGTTTACCGTCCAGTAATAGTTATTTAGTTCCTATTGTAGTGACTTCTACGTCTGATTGTCCAGTATTGTCAGTAGAATCATACGTATCCAACTTCATCTTGAGTTGTTCAAGCACCATAGCCAGTTGTCCATACAACTTGACTCTCATATCTACATCCTCTTCTGTCTTGATCTTATCAAGGATACGATAGGCACCTTGAGTTAACTCAGGAGGATAGTTGTCTAGAAAAGATGTGTCCATTAGCAGTTTTTGTTTAGTGTATCTCTAACGAGTGTTAATGCGGAATAACATTCCTTTTTGGGTACCAAAGAATAGTACTGCCTCATCTTATAGATGAGGTAGTGACCACTCAATTCCTTGTCATAGCTATCGACATCTGTCTTAGCATCAGGTCGTGAGTCACGAAGATAGATTTTAACTTTATCACCTGCGTGTAGGAACTGGTTGCAAGGTATCGTCATATTACTCGTAGACATTAGCATTGTAGCATACCTAGCGTGATATTGCACGATTGTTTCTTCATCCCAATCTTGAAAGGTAGCAGACTGACTGTTCTCACCGTCTCCTATCTGACCTAACTTTGCTGGATCTTTTTTGTCGTGGAACTTCTCGTGACTTATCTCAAGCATAAATGTCTTAGCTGGAGTTTCACTCTCCATAAATTCTTCAACTATCTCAGATGATTCCCAAGGATCAGTACCAGGACTCCTCGCAATATGACCCCACCCATCCCAGTAGTTTCGGATGTCCCAAAATCTTTTAGAATATTTCTTATCATCTAGATTATAAAGAATGATGTTGGCTTTAAAAACTCCATCATCACACATCTTCTTACAGTTACCTCTCTTAGTAACCTCAAAATTACTGATGACTAATTGTGCTGGAATATCTACTGTTGATGCGTTATTACTTTCATAATATTCATACTCTGCGTCAGCACCACCGTGAGTTCCTCCAACAGAAAGAAGACTGTCAATAGATTTAAAGTGCATATTATACGTATCTTTATTACCTACAAGACCTTTCTTAGTACCCCATAAAAAATATCCACACGTGTTGGCAGTCTTACCAGAAGAAGGTATAGACTGAGTTAATACTCGGTGAACAATATCAGTAGTTGATTTCTTCCCTTTCATAAACTTGAAATTATTAAATGGTTCGTTACCATCAGTTACTATAGGAAGTGGATCTGTTTTACCCTTTGCATCTTCAAAAAGTTTGGTTAATACTTCCTTAGCAGTACCCTGAAGAGCCTTCTTATGATTATACGTACTAATCTTAACAGACTGAGGTGTTATCAATTGCAATGTGTATATCTTAGCACCATCAGCAGTCTTAGTCTCAATATTTTCAACCTGAAATACGTGTGCCCACTCATCAGCATCGGTGTGTGCTGTAGTCATTAAATTAATTTCTATATTATCTCCATCCCTACAGTTCAGTTCAGTTTTCTGATCACTAAACACAATGGTTGCTGTAGGATTGAGACTCTCTAAACTCTCATAGTAATTAAAATTTATCAGACCACCAGTAATATCATAGGTCTTCTTATTTTTATGTGTTAATGCAACCTTATTGAGTTGCCAATCAAGAGCACCTCTATTCTCTGTATCAGCCATAATTATGCGTGTTTAAAGACCAATCCACCGTCAGTCACAGGGGAAGCAGTATCAAGTACAAATCCACGTGCAACAGGAGGTGTCTCAGTTAGACCACCACCTGTACCAGTACCAGTGGTATCACCACCTGTAGTGATAGTACCAGTTCCTGTAGTATTAGCTAATTGGTTGGCTAGCAACTGAGTTGAGTCCGTACCAGCAGTGATCTGTCCATTTCTATTTGTAGTAGTGGTGCCAGATACACTTCCAATATTCTGACCAGAGGAACTAGTACTAGTAGTAATATTACTAGCAGCCTTGACAAATGGATCATTCAATCCATACCCAAAGTCTCTTGGGTCTTTAAGACTTGTACCACCACGTCCTACGTGTGCTTCAACACTACCAACCTCCCAATGTAAGTGTGGTGCACTAGAAGTACCTGTATTACCCAAATTACCTACAAATTCTCCAGCAGGGAACATCTTACCGACTCCCAGTGGAGATTTCGATTGCATATGACCATACAAATGAGTAAGGTTATCATCCTGAGTAGTAAAGGTAACGTAGTTACCATACCCTGCATCAAAACCATTACTAGTAATCTTAGCCTTATCAGGTAGGTACATAGGTTGTCCACCTAAGTCACCCTTGAATCCTATGTCTATACCATTATGATTAGGTCTGTGTTGTGTCTTAAACCCAGACGTAAGTACAGGTGACATTTGGGATGCACTAATGGTACCATCACCACCGTAACCACCACCCATACCATAAGCACCACCACCTTGACCAGTTGCTTCTTCACGTTCTTCATTTCCTTTTTGAGTTGGGAACGCAGTGTTAGTATTGTCAACGAAATTACTAATGTTACCTATAACATCACCACTCGCCATCTCACCTAGATTATTCTTCATCGCCTTCATCTGTTTGGCTCCAGGTACCCAATCAGGTACCCAATCTATTATTTTACCTACCATACTCATCATACCTTTCACTACAGTTACTATAGCCTGAACTACTTTACCTATAATCTGTACTGTCCATTGAATAGTCTTGAATACCATCTGTAATACTGGTACCAAAGTTTTAATCAATATCTTAGCAATGATACCAATAATTCTACCAATATTTTTTAATGCTGTAATGAATCCACCTGAACCACCTTCTCCTCCAATACCAAAGGACTCAGCCACACTGTTCAATGCATTACCAATACCTGCTGTCATTTCATTCCAAGTATTCATCACAGGTCTGAAGGTCTCACCCCAATCAAATCCTTTAAAGACAGAACCAATACCCTCACCTAAGAACTTACCTAGGTTCTCACCTAACCAAGCACCAAGTGCAGCACCAATAGGACCAGCAACTGCGAAACCTAGTACAGTACCAGCACCAGCACCTAAACCAGCACCAGCAGACCTACTAATAATCTTATTCTTATCCTTACTTAAACTACCATCTGCGAGACCAGCTTGCACCTGCTCTTTTGACATATTATTTTCTGCCATCAAGCGTGCCATCTCTTCATCGTTTGCTTCCATTGCACCGAAGCCAGCACTAAGAAGTGATCCAAGTATAGGTACCTTACCAAGTCCAGCTCTGGCATTTTTTATCATACCACCAGTCTTTGATAATACTTTACTAGTAGTAGCTGCACCACCACTAAGAGCACCTGGTGCACCTTTAATTAAACCACCTAGTCCTTGTAAACCCTTAGCAGAGAAGTTCTTCAAGGCAGGACCAATTCCTTTCAAGAAATTTCCAAAAGAAGATAGACCCTTAGTAAAAAACTGTGTAATAGTATTGAGATTGATACTCTTAATCGACTTGAGCAAATTGTTCATCGACTTGAGTATACCTTGTATGGCAGTAGAAGCCTTACCAGGTAATGATTTTAATAGTTCTGGGATTCCTTGAACTGTTGCTCTTATATTCTGACCCGACCGTTGAGCAGGGTTACTAGCTAATCGCAACTGTTCTGCTAGGTTGAACTTACCCATCCTAGGTAGTCCAGAAGTACCCTCAAGTAACGACTTGTTAGTTAATTGTGCTGGCGATAATTTACCTGTTAATCCACCCCAAAAATTACTAGTATTAGTTACTCCCGTACTGACAAAATTCTTTGCGTCATTTAAACCTCGTGTTGCTCTGAATCCAAGTGGTAGTCTAGGACCAGTAAATGGTGTGCCTAAACGTTGTCCAAAGTTTGTTACATCATCACCAAAGTTTCTAATTAAACCACCAGCTTTAGTTCTACCTGCATCAAAGCCCCTTCTACCAATCTGTCCTTTTCTCCATATATTAGTCTTATTCCAGTCTTGCTTCCACATCTGGTTGAAACCCATCGTGGCTTGACGAGTATCAAACTGATTAAATTTAGGTGCTGAACTTAATACCTGACTCTGAAGTCTTCTTAGTATCTCAGGACCAAACAATAAACCTAACAGTCCTAAGTTTCTTAAGTTAACTGCTGGTAGGTTAAACTTACCACTACCACCTGGACTACTACCACCTCTCTGACCTAACTTAAACCCACCTTGCTCTTCAATCTTATTCTCTTGATCCTGCATCTTACGCAGGCTTATCATCTTCTTCTCTAATATAAGACGTTGACTATCAAGTTTTAATTGTTCACGTTGAGTCCTAACCAAATCACTAAGCAAACTGTTAGTGATCATATGCTGTTTCAATTGAGCAGCAGCTATCGTCCCGTCTTTCTCGCTACTAAAGATAGCAGCTTTGATACGACTGGAGTCTCCAGATCCACCAAAAGTTTTAGATATGTCAGCCATTAGATTGGTTTTGTTGTCTCAATTTTTCCTCTTCAAGATGTTGTATTAATAGAGTCACATATATCTCTCGTTCCCAAGGAAGTAGATTCTCTAGTTCTGTTAGAGAATACTTATGATGTTGCATAAGAGAGAAGTTAGTCCTGAAATAGTTTTCAAGACTGTTATACGACATCACGAGCCGAAAAAAGAGGCTAGTCCTTCGATGGTGTACTCATTATCAACGCCAGTGTTAGGGTTCTTCACATTAACAGTGTGAGATAACTTAGGCATATTAGCAAAGAATTTTTGTAGGTTTTCAAATTGTTTAGATGTTAAACTATCTAGGAACCCAGTAAGTTCTTTCTTAGTTGCGTTAGAAGCTTCGTGTACTGTATCACCTTCAATAATTTGATCGATACACTGTGCGATCACCTCAAATGCCTCTTCAGGTTTGGGGTTTGTTGAAAAGTTATTCTTGACAAAGGTATCTAGTTGAGGATACTTCATCTTGACAGTGATAGCGTCAGTAATTTTCACCATATCAGTGATGCCTTCAGGTTTCTTAACCTTAACGTCATCTAAGTCAATGGATACATCAACTACTGTTTCATTGTCATCAGTACAAGTAATCTTAAGATCTAGTTGCTCACTCACAGATTTACCACGGATTTGAAGGAATAAAAATTCCAAATCAAACATAGGTATAGTTCTGACTTTTAATCTACTCTGAATACAATTAGTAAGAAGAGTACATACAGCATCAGTAATCTGTTTCTCATTCTCTGACTCCATAGCCATCAACAGTACCTTCTCTTCTTTAACTAAGAAGGGACGGAATTTAATTGTCTGGCCAGTTGAAGGAAGTTCAGTGGTATAAATCGGCACCTCAATTTTTGGTAAAGGCATAGTATGTTCAGTTCAGTATCTTTATTTAGACGGGATGTCGGGAAGCATTTTTAGCACAATAAATCACAGTCCTACCACTCCTAGGTTCCTTACCTAAGACAAGACCATCATTTATATGATCACGATTAGTATCAAAGTTCCCATTATATATCCCATTCAATACTTTTTGTGTCTCATCATCGAACTCTAAGTTACCACCTATCTTCTTACGAAATGGTTTGGAATATAATTTAACAGCATTCTTAGATGGATAGAAGGGTAACTTCATACCTAACATACCATCCACAGCTAGTGCTTCTTCTATTGTCTTCCAATTAGTACCATTAATATCATTAAGAGTCTCTAGTACCTCAGTAGTTCCAATAAAATACGTTACCATCACAGCACGTGTTACCGTAAGAGCAACTACTCTAGGTGCTGCTTGTATATTAATATAATAATCATCATCCTCTATAACATCTATAAAGACTCTATGATTAGGTTTAATAGGAATGTTGAGATGATCTGCTACTTTCTTTAAGTTGCTACCGTAATCTGGTTCATCATTTCTCCAGTTAGATGTACGGTCACCAAAATACTGATGAGTTACCTTATCACCAGTGTATTTGTGAAGGCAGTTCTTCTCTCTGTTTATAAAATATAGTTTAGATCTATAAGTGTCGGGTTCATATTGCACCACAAATAGATCCAATCCAGGAGCAAGGTCTTTTTTCTTGACGTTAGCTAGGGATAAACAGTACTCAAGATCGAACATAAAAATTCTAAGGGGTCAAAAATTTTGCCGAGTTTTTTTTCCTGTTTTTTTAGAACAGGTTACTGAATGTGTCAGTAAATCCAGAGAATGCATCTTTAACATTGTCCATCGCACCAGCTAAAGAAGTAGGTGGTTTGTTTGAACTCTTAATGTTATTGGTGGTACTCAGGAGATTCTTTCTAGCATCTTCATACTGTATCTCAAACCTTTCGTAGTGGAAGTTAACAGTAGCAGTCATTAAGATTGCTGTTCCAGCATCCAATGGTACTGCATCAATAGAGTATGGATAAGCGTGGGTAAAGAAGTACCTCATACTTCTACCTTGCTCATTATATCTTGGACCAGGTTCAAACTTATCTACTATGATTGTCCTCATATAATCGTCAGGATATGACATACGAGTGAAACGATTTCTATTACGCTGAGGGTAATGAGTCATCTCATCTGGTATTCTCTCCTTCAAATCAAACATATTTTTCTCTTGAAATATTCTATCAAACCAAGAGTTCATCACTTTGAACGCAGTCATATTTGCATCGCAAACAAAACTGAGACTTAGATCACCATACATTTTCATCGTAGGATATTTGTACGATGATCCTGTGTAGTAACCATTTACTTGAGACGTAGCCGCAGTGACACTAGGTAACGATGCGTTGTTACATAGAACCTCCAGTGTACTTCGATCAAAATTAACTGGGAAGTCACTGCTAAAGATTCCTCCTGTTAGATCAGGGAAAACAACACGAAACTGGTTGGGTTTTGCAATCCCACCACCCCGTATAAGTTTTTCCTGTACCTTTGAATAAAGATTTGCCATCTAAATAGGCTAAAGGAATACATCTTATTTATGTACAAGCAAGGCGTATATATTCCTAAGAACGTCCACAAATACCGTGGAGATCACAGAAACATATTCTTTCGCTCCTCTTGGGAGCAGAAATTTATGAAGTATTGTGATACACATCCCTACATTCTGGAGTGGGGAAGTGAGGAGATATGGATACCATACAAGAATCCTTTAACCAATAGAGTTAGTCGGTACTACCCTGACTTCTATATAAAAGTGAAGGATAAAGAAGGTAGGTTAAAGAAATATATTATCGAGATCAAACCGATCAAACAAACCAAACCCCCAGACAAATCTAAGTCTAAGAAACGATACCTCTTTGAAGCACACACTTATGCTAAGAACCAAGCAAAGTGGGACGCAGCTAAGAAGTATTGTAAGAAAAGACAAGCAGAATTTTTAGTCTTCACAGAGAAAGAACTTGGACTCCGTTTTTGAAAAACTAGAAGCAGCACAGGATGGTCAAGATAGACCAGAGACTTGGTGGAGGAAGGCAGCTTCTATAGCATTGCGTTCTAGTTTCAGCGAGTCAACTAAAGAACAGATCATAACTAGAGAGCGATCAAATACTGACGATGGTAATGGTGTCAGGTTTACACCACGAGTAGGTACTATGGTACTGTTTGAGTACGATGCCAAGGCAACTAAAAAATACCTACCCTTCTACGACCAGCTACCAGTAGGTATAATATTAAGTAGAAAGAGAGATCATTTTTATATGGCTAACCTACATTATGTCAGTCCCAAGAAGAGATTAAAGACACTTGATGCTCTATTGAAGGGTAAGATAGATGTACCTAGGAAAGTTATCCATAAATACAAACGTGAAGATGTAGAAAATGGTCTCTACATAGAAATTGCTGAGACTGACTGGGATTCTGCAATCTATTTGCCCATCGAAAGATTTGTAAAGTTCAATGGGAATATAGAGACTCCTATCAGTTCCAAATCGGTATGGTTTAAGAATGATCCTGCGACAAAATTTAGGTTCCGTGCCAAACGTAAGATTCAATGAATTTATCAGAGATACTATCATCTAGTAACGCATCGTTAAGGTTTCCACTCGACAAAGTAGAAACTGCTGATGATTATATGATGTTCACTGTGTACAAATACAGTCCTCCATTTAGAAAGGCAAAGTGTTTGGGAGATAATAGTGGTAACAATTATGGTGGCAATTATTCTGAGTATGACATAACTGGACTAGGTGGTGGTGAATTTGATTCTTCTCAATATAAAAAGATAGTCCTCTATATGCCAGAGGATATTGGACAATCAGATCAAAGGTTTTGGAGTGAAGCAACGATAGGACCACTACAATTGGCTGCTATGAGAGCAGCAGGTTCAATGATAGGAGGTGCAGGTTCAGGTCAGTTCTGGGCTGGTGCAAACGCTGCTGCTACTGAAGCTACTAGTGACCCAGCTATAATTCCAGCACTAGTAAGGGGTGTTGGTGCTAATGTTGCAGGTAAGACACTGAATATGGATGCTAATAATATCACTGGTGGTTTGATAGGTCAGGTAGTTAACCCTAACTTAGAAGTATTCTTTAGTAAAGTAGGACTAAGAACCTTCCAATTCAGATGGACACTAGTACCTAGAAATGAAAGAGAATCAAGGATCATTAAAGAAATGATCTGGCAGTTCAAGAAAGCATCCGCACCAGAGTTAGCTCAAGGTGGATGGTTTACAACAGTACCACACGTCTTTAAGATACAATATAAAACTGGTAGTCAAGACAACCACTGGTTAAATAAGATTAAAGCGTGTGCTCTCACAAATATAAATGTTAACTACACTGCTGCTGGTTCCTATTCAACACTAGAGGACGGAGCACCTACTGCTGTGGGTTTACAAATGAACTTCCAAGAACTCAAAGCAATCATCAGTGAAGACTATGGTGATTCATTTAACTACACCGAACAGTATTACTAATGGCATATTTCGAGACCCTACCTAATATATCTCTAGCTATTAGACCAATCAAGTTCCCGTGGTCTGAGCAACAGTACGTTACAGCAAAGAATATATTCAGAAGATTTAAAATAGCTGATGCAGCATTAGATAGTCTAGTATACTACAAACAATATACTATAACAGATGCTGACCGTCCAGATCTAATCTCCCAAAAAATTTACGGGAGTTCTGCTTACGACTGGGTTATCTTACTAGCAAATAATATAATCAATCCATACTTTGACTGGCCAATGCCTACTCCTGTACTACAGGATTACATCAATAAGAAATACGATAAACCATTTGATATCAAACACTATGAAACTAATGAAGTAAAAAATACTGCTGGTGATGTAGTGTTACCTGCTGGTCAGTTAGTTGGTGAGGATTTTTATAAAGCACCATACTGGACAGAGTATAATGATCCTATGGATGGTGACGCACCCAAACCTGAGAGTGCTATTGAAGTAGAGATACTAAGGAAGTTAGTAGTAGAAGAAGTTACTGTATTAAATGGTGGTAGTGGATATGAATTCCCTCCCAACCTATTAGTAGAAGGTCCACAAACAAGTAACGGTGACTTCCCAACGGTGAGTGCAACTGTTACTCCAGTGATGAGTGCAACAGGATACCTTAAAAGATTTGATATTCAAAGTGGTGGAGAAGCATACACATATCCACCTGACGTTACACTAACTGGTGGTATGGCAGGTGAATCTGCTACAGCTATCATTGATAAAGATACAAACTCAATGACTTATGGTCAGGTCATAGACATACGTCTTGATGGTACATCTTACGACACAACGGACGCATCTAACATCCACGAGTTCGGTGATGGTGCAACTATTGCACCGAATGGTACTGGTGTTGGTTCGTATGGTGGTTTTAATGTGGGCAGCACTCACCTAAGATTAGGTGATAGTTGGGGTGAAAGAAGTGTCGTCATTAACAAAGTTGATATGACTAACTACAATACTGTTCGGGTGTATGCTATCCGTGGTAATGGTAGTAATGGTGGTGAAACACCAGACATTGCAGGTGTAGAAGAACTTCGTTTAAGATATCAAATCACAACTGATACAGATCCAGATCATAGTGCTTGGATTACTCTAGGTATTGTTATCGAAGCTGTTCCTAACGGTACAGGTTCAGGTAACCTAGAACCATACGACTTTGAGATACCTGAGAACCTTAAGGTTCCTAATGTATTCTTCCAGTTGTATCAACCAGGAAATAGTGGTCCTCCTTACGATCACTTTGGTTTCACAAGTATTAACTTCGTTGATACATCAAAAGTATATGGTGCTAGTGGTATTAACTTTACCAACAATGTAAACGATAGCACTGGCGGTGGTGCAGTAGCTACTGTAGTACGTGGTCTTAGTATCGACTCTGTTACTGTTAATAATCAGGGATCGTACGGGTCTATTAGGTATCTTTATATGGCAGGCCAAAGTGGTACTACAGATACGCCAGATACACACGCAACTTTTAGCATACCAGTAGTCGAAAGTAGTACCACTTTTGCAGTAGGGGAAGCAGTAACGTTTACCAATGGAGCAGCAGGAGAAGTAACTAGCTACAACGGTACCACTATGGGTATCAAATTAACTGCTTGGGATGGCAACAATCCAGTGACAAATGATATGTTATTGACTGGGTTTGATACTAGTGCTGAAGGTACAGTTACCAACTTCAATGCTTCTACATTTACAGAACCAACGTGGATGGATAAGGATGGTAATAAGTTTAGATATAAACTAACAAGACTAACAACACGTACATCAGGTTGGGAGAAATTAATTAGAGATAGTTTTAGATACAGAGATCCAACTGGATCACTAGTCACACTTCAAGGTGCATCAATAGTAGATGCTATTACTCACCACGAGTGGGAGACAAGAGCAAATGATAAGAAGAGAAGTATATACATCTTACGTACGAGATATCTGCGTCAGTTTATAGAAGAAATGAAGGAGCAACTTCCATACAAAAAGTCTACCGATACTATTAGTCGAACACTCAAAAGATCAGCAATATAAAAACCTTATAGACAAAAAAATACCCCGAATTTTTTTCGGGGTATCGTGTAATATACAAACTAAATTACTCTTCCTCTGCCAGTCTAGCAAAGTATGACAGTTGATCATCACTACTGTCTGATTTAGTTGCTGGAGTAGGAGTCGCTGCTGCAACTGCTGCAACAGGTTCATACTCTTCGTCGTCTACTGTAGCTACAGCAGCACGTTTGTTAGTACCAAGTACTTCACTCAACCTAGTCTGCAACTCTTCATAAGTTTTAAACTGGTCTTCATTAGTGAAGGAAGTTAACGAATGTTCTTCCTTCCAGATAGATTCAAGTTTAGCATCATCTGTATCAAGAGCACTAACACTATCAAACTCAGACTTGTCATAGTTCCAGAAACCTGCTACCTTACAAATTTTTAACTTGAAGTTAGCACCTTCCCATAGATCAAAAGGATTGATTGGTGTCTCATCCTCAAACTCAGGCTGCATTGCAGCAGTGATCTTATCATAGATCTTCTTACCGAATTTGTATAAGAATACCTTACCCTCATTCTCAGGGTGTGCAGGATCACGAACGACTTGGATGTTACTGTAGTAAGATAGCTTACGCTTCTGCTTACGTGCTATGTCCTTGTCGGAATCGATACCAGAGTTCCACAACTTGCGATTGACTTCACCTACTGGATCTTTCTTGTTCACTGTGGTCAAGGAGTTTTCGATGTACCATCCTCCTGGACCTTGAAATGCGTGGGAGTATACCTTTGCCCACGGTAGGTCTTCACCATCTGGTGCTGGTAGGAAACGAATTACTGCGTAACCGTTACCAGACTTATCGAGTTCTGGTTTCCAGAATCTCTCGTCTGCACCTGGACCTTGCTTGTTTAACTTCTCTGCTTCTTTTACTAGACTCTCTAGTGATGAACCAGAACGCTTCTTAAGTGTCGAAAATGACATTAGATTTAGTTAGATTAATTGGATTAGATTTAAAAGGGAGGACAAGTCCTCCCTAGTATTTAGGCTAGTTGAACTGCCTGTTTGGAACGTAAATCAATTTAGTTACGTCCTCATTTTCCGTGTCCTGTGGAAGGAACCTATGCTTTGCATCAGGGTGATTCCAAGGGAAGAAAGCACGATGCTTACTGCCTAGACTTGATATGTTTATCAGTCTAGTCTCAAGGTTCTGCAAGTGCGTAGAGAAGAAAGAAAGTCTCTTACTCTCTAGTGATGCTTTACCCTGAGGTATCGGCAAACTAATCAGGAAGTGTACTGGTTTGTCCTCTTCTTGTGCACGCTCTGCCAAGGATAGGATAGATCCTATACGTGGTTCAAAGTGTTGCACTTGAATATAGAGGCATAACTCATCATCATTGTTGTAGAATGAATCAAACCACTTCTCTTCAGGAACAGAAGGGATATAGATGTTAACCGTATGCTGATTGTAAGTTCTGTATCTTACACCATCAGTAACACCATTCTTATAGGTGTACTCAGCATATATTTTACTAGCAATGAGATTATGATAGTAGTCTGTTAGGTGAGCACCCAACTCCTTAATAAGATCTTTAATACCATCGAAGGTATAGATCCTTTCAAGGTTGACTATTTGTCTCGCTGCTGACTCAACGTCATCGGGAGAGGTGTTAGTGTGAAATACTTCAACACGATTGTTAGACTTGGTAGCAAATTTAATCTTTGCTGCCTCGTTGTCAAACCGTACCCCTTGCATCATCCAACCTGGTATGGCTAGGTAGCGAGGGTCAGAAGCACCACGTCTATGTTCACCGTTGACAGTTTCACCTGTATCAACGTCATAGTATACAAAAGAACCGATCTTAGGATCAACTCCTTTGGTTTCAATTTCTCTTACGAGATCTAGAACACGTGAGGCACTGAACTTATAACGACCTGGATTTTTCCAACTGTTAGGAGATTCCTCCCACAGTCTCATCTTAGGATCACCTACCAAATGCACACCAGGTGTGAAGTAAGTGGACGCAAGATATGTCCAGTTGTCAGGGTCACAGTACTCAGTCTTCCAGTAGTCACATAGGAAATCTTCCTGTGACTGGGGAATCCCTAAGGATTGTGCGATTGTCATCGTAGAATTAAATTATCAGGTAACGACAGACTAATTATAATACTCTTCTCCAGAGTTGTCAAGTAATTGCTTTCGGATCTCCCAAGTTTGTCCTGAAGTGCTACCAAGACAGGGGTTGATGCAATCCTTATCGAAGTGGGTATTACATACCAAACCTGCTAGGTCGTGTGGGTCACCGAGTTTACCAGTCTTCCAATAGTGTTGTCCATCTATCCACGTTGCACCACATACTGTACAAACCCTCATCACATCTCCGCTACCGTCTTCTTCAGTGCCACGATCATTGTATCAATATTATTAAAGACCTCAGATACACTCACGTTGTCAGGGATACCAACAGCACTCATAACTTTACGAACATCACTAGCCATCTGTTTTGCAACAGGGTCATCCTTCTTACACAATTCTACACGTGCCCACAAGACTCTTTGTTTCTTTAGTAGTGTCTCTACTATATTAATGTACTCTTCCTTCTCCTCAGCATCAAGTTCTGGAAATGCCATCGTCATTTGTGCTAGACGATCTTGCAATCCATTAATGTATTTAATTTCTTGTTGAACAAACTCAGAATCTTGAAAGCTCATATCAGAAGGTTAGTTTAGCACGGGAAGTTCTTTTCATAAAGTTTAGACGTTGTGCGTCAAACTTAAGTTTCTCTTTGAGTGGTTTAGAAACTAGTTTATTAATAGTATCCAACTCAATACCATTTGTTTCACAGAAGTGAATGATAGCATCGATATAATTCATATCGTTGTTATCAGCAACTAATTTTTCAATTTCGCCAGCAAATTTTGTAGCAGTCATAAATTTAGATTCAATTTCATCAGGTGGCTGTGGCATAATTCATTCCATATTCTTCGATGGCCGCTTTAAGATTATGATAATGAGTTCTTTTGTCAGTAGTCTTAACTAACTGACACTCACCATCTTCACAAGCAACAAGAACAGCGAACTGTTCTACCTCGATACCATATATTTCATAGAACATATAGCCATAGGCACACATCTGAGTGAAGTATCCATCCAGAATGTTCTGTCTCTTAGGTGACTTTGATGTCTTGAAATCAATGACGGATAGTACTCCATCAAGTTCAGCAATAATGTCAACCTGACCTGCGATCTTTAAAGTGTGAGACCATAACATAGACTCGACTAGTCTAGGTCTATCTATTCTATCTATAACAGACTGTGAAGTGCGAAACATCTGTACAGGTAGAGGAGAATCTTTATGATTCTCTAGGTCTAACCTATTCATAATGTAATCTTCACAGATAGCGTGAAAGTTGGTACCTCTGGTACAAGATCGCTTAGTGACACGATCTGCTTCCTCCTTACCAACTTTCTTACGCCACTTGTTAATGATGGCTTTCTTTTTCTTTTGATTAGATAGTACTGTAGTGACTGAAGGATAGTGTTCATCCTCCACAGCGTAAAGGCGTTTGCCTTCCACCATTTGTCTCTTCAAGTTTACCGATTCAATTAGTTCAGAATGATCAAATGTTTTCATCATAACCTTGGTTGATCTTGGAGACCAGATACGATCTAACCAGACCAGACCTCACGATATCCTCAAGACCGAATTCAACCTTGCTGAATTCAGGCATACCATTAAGGATCTGCATAAAATCTAGAATGCCAGTGCGTTCTGTGACCTTAAGTAGGTCGGACTGGCTAGCGTCACCAGCAAAGAAGATCTTGCTGTTCTCGCCAACTCTTGTCATTATACTATCTAACTCGTGAAAATTCAAGTTTTCAAACTCATCCACGATTATAATAGCATTATCAAGAGTCGTACCCCGTAGAAAAGAAGTAGACCAAAAGCTAATCGTTTCCTGCCTTTGGAGGTCATCGTAAAGCGAGTCAAATTCTTTGTCCGTATACATTGAGAACATATGCTTGACCATATTCCTGTAAGGAATCTGATACAAAAATGATTTGTCCTCGTGGGTGCCAGGTAAGAATCCTATCTCCCTAGTGGGAACTAGTGACCTTACAATGTATATTTTCTCATAAGGTGTGCTCTCTGTCAAGACCTCCTTCAATGCTTGATACAAAAGGCAGAATGTCTTACCTGTACCAGCACATCCATAAGCTACCAAGTTCTTACCAAGTGCATACTGTTCCCACAACGATTCTTGTGCAGGAGTCAGAGGTTCTATTGGTTTTAATAGTTCTGAATTAATAGGTTTAGTACGTTTCATCTGCTTAGTGGACAACGTAGATACGGACTTCTTACGTGGCATTTAGTAGTATTTGTATGGTTTAACGTTGGCACCAGGTTGTTTACTTACTTTATGTAAGACTTCATTCCATCCACCATCGGTTTTGTTTCTCCAGTCGCCTACCTCACCAGCAGAAGCACAACCTTTAGACCAGTCTTTATCCCAGTCAGGGTTCTCTTTTCGCCAAGTATCGTAGGCAGCCATTGTCATAGAGAGTTCTTTTTCCTCTCCAGTCTTGTTGTTTTTTACAGGATAAGTAGGCATAATTTATTTAGTCCTCCTCCTCAAGTCCAAGTTTAACACGTTCACGATGTTTGTCCTCCTTGATACGGTTTTGATCTGTGTTGTCAGTTGCTGAGTCATAAACTTTCTTATTTGCTTGGGTGAATCCCTTCTCCCAAGGCATAAGTTCTTGACTGTCACTTAGTTCAAGGGGGTTTCCAGCCTCCCAACCTTTCATTCCAGCATTACGTTCAATCTCACCCTGTTTATCCTCCTCTTTCTTCCTTTGATTGTCCTCAAATTCTTCACGTGGAGTGATAGGTTTATCAGAGTCAACTTTATCGACGTGGAAATCAGTTGAACTATCTCCTAGCATCCTAGGAGTTCCCATTATCTTACCATACTTTTTAATATCTTCATCAAAATGACTTCGTTTCACTGCACGTTTATCAATGATCTTAGTCCCTGTCTTACCACTGTCTTCATCACTATCATTCCAAGATGCTGGCTGTGGTGGTTGAAAATTAGAACCTCTTTCTTCTACGGTTCTGGTTTCATTATCCATATCAGGATAGCTAGGGAAAGCTTCAGCAGATCTATGTGCTGCGTACCTTAACTTACCTGGTACCACGTGTAGATTAGGATTCTGTCTTAGGAAATCTTCTCGTTGATCTAACGACAAGAACAATTCCCCAACAGATTCATTATCTTTATTAGCAAATTCGTAAAGGGGCATCAGAATTTCATTACTGTAATATATCTAGGTCTGTGTGCTGCTGTAAGAGGTGGTCTAGCAGAGTGTGGTATCCTTCCATCGAATGATACTACTCGACCTGGTTTAGGTAAGACTGCCTTAGTGATCTCATCATTAAGATCATAGAAGATAGTCTCTCCACCCCAGTCACGATTCCATTCATCATTAAGATAGAACATTACCGTACGATTCTTAGGACTCACATTGTCTACGTGTGCCTTAGGACGGTCTCCAGAGCGTAGAAGATTTGTATATACATTTGGTAAGGATTCGTATGGTGGCACCTTACAGACCTTTGTGAGTGCCTCATACAATACTGTGCATAAGTCTTCGTCTTCTTTATCGCAACTAGGATCACCTTTATGAACACGTGTCCAATATAAATCTGATGATCGCATTGGATCCATTGGATCGTGCTTCATCATATCCTGAACGTATTCAAGTTGATAATTTTTTATCTCTTCTTCACTTCTTTCTTGTGCTAGAAAATGTCTCGCCTTATCACAAGCAGCAGAATCATTAGCTCGCTGCAATGAATAGAAACCTTGTGAAAGATATCTAAAGATAGATGCCAATGCTTTTTCTTCTACAACGTCATCCCATACTTTAATATCATTCAACCAGTCCATCCTAATGCCTCCGATACTATAGGAAACTGTGTACGAAATACATCCTTACAAGCATTGGCTATATCCATATGCTCTTTCTGTGTACCGTGACCACTTCTTAATTCTATGTAGTGTATCCAAGAGCGAACACTACCTGTCATAAAGAGTCGGGTAGGGGTAGCTAGAGGTAGTACAAACCGTGCACATTCCTTAGCAACACCATCCTTCAACATATTCTGATACAACTTCATCCCTTGCTTGAAATGTTGTTGCATCTTTCTATTGTAATGGTTCACCTTTCTGTCATCCATATCATCAGTAGAATTCTGACGGTTCTTTGTGTCTTGTCTACGTAATTCAGGCAAGGGAATCTCATCAGCAAGCAGACTACTATCAGCATACCGTTGAGAGAACTCTTGGTATGTGAATGATCTGTGTCTCAGTATCTGAGCAGCAAGACCACGTGTAGTGTTAATCTCTACTGTCATATGTGCCTGTTCAAATACAGACCAATGACCGTGTTTAATACAATACCCTAGGAGTCCTGCGACCTTAGGATTGTCTTGGTTGTTAGGATTACTTACCCTAGCAACATACCCCATAGTCTTTTCAGCATCAGGGGTGACAGTAAGAAGTTTTACATTCATTCTGGTTTCGGTTTGTTATAAAATCCTTGTTTGGTACGACGGATCCAAACATCCATTTCTCTGTCTCTCTCAATTTCTTTGAGTGACATTTCCATCTTGTCCATTTCCTCATTGGAATATAGCCAAGGTTTTTCAAGTGCCTTTCGGATCATTCTTGATACTTTCATCGTGATAAACGTAAACGATAAATGCCAGTGTCTAACTCAGCAGGAACAAAGTTCATAGAAATTGAAACCCTACGTACGTCAGTGGTCAGGATCTTACACTCGTGTGTAAGTTGACTTGGCCAGAGAAACAGTATACCTTCCTCTGGCATCATAGTCAAGGACTCACTGTTAAACTGACTTATAGTGCTAGGATTTATTGCTAGGTATGGATCGCTCTTCTCCTTGGTCTGTGAATGGAATGTAATACCAGTAGAACCAACAGGAAGATTTAAGTAGTAAGTACCTGAGATAACACAGTTAGCGTGACTGTGTTTATACTGCCACCCTCCCTTACGTGTAACATTAACCCAACAGTCAGTAATAATATACTCATCAACTACGTCGTACTTAATAACGTCCTTCATAAAATCTAAGTAACTCTCACCCAAGAACTTTTCTAAGTCCTTGATGACAGGATCACCTTCATCTAAAAAATTCTCTCCACTCTTATTCCAGAAGTGAAATATATCTGATGACACAGGAGAACCATCGATCTCTTTAGTCTTTATACGTTCTCTTACTATGTCCTTAAGTTTCTTATGTCCTTCAGTATTATCCCAACGATAGATACCTAATGGTTTAGGAAACATTTCAACAACTTCTACTCTACTCATCTTTTGTTAACCTATAGTTGTATCCACCGTACGTAAGTACCTGTGGCATAAAGTTCATTGAGACTGATACTCTAGCAGAATTTGCTCCAGTTGGCAAGGTGTAATGGTTTAAATTACCTGGCCATAATATAAGATGACCTTCTGTTGCATTACCTATCTCTTGTCCACTACTAAACGGTGAGTCTTTCAATGTCATATGTTGTAGGTAAGGTTTGTTAGCAGAATTTGAAGGGTTACAGAACACCACATCACCACACTGCCCTTCCATATGTACGTAGTACGTACCAGATACCAAAGAGTTAGCGTGAGCGTGCATCACTTGATGACCACCCTCTGCTGCTACATTAACCCAACAGTCAGTAACAAACACATCTTGTGAACTATTATATCCTTGCACATCTATAACAAAATCACAATAACATTCTTCCAACCACCTATGAAAATATTTAAAGATAGGTTCATCATTATCATACAGTAAATGCTCTGCACTCTTCTGATAATAATGTTTTAAAGATGGTGCTGCATCATTAATTCTTACGTCAGATTTTTTTATTGATTCACGTACAGCAACCTTAAATTCTTCGTGCTTATCCTCAGGCATTTTATATGTGCCAAGAGGTGTAGCAAACATACTACGTAAGTCAATTCTATTAGGTGCTATCCTCACTTCTTAGTCACCTTAAAGTTATAAGCACCAGCTAGGAATTCCTGTGGCATAAAGTTCATAGAGATCGAGACTCTAGAAGCATTATTCGTAGTGGTGGTAGTCATATGAGATAGATTACTTGGCCACAAAATAAGATACTGTTCTTTACAGTTACCAAAGTGTTGTGCTTCATTATAGGGTGTGGCTTTACAATTGTCAAATCCAAAGTAAGGTCTGTTAGCCATTGCACAAGGATTGATATACATTATCTGTCCAGCACCATCAGTCATACGGAGATAGTACGTACCAGACACAAATGCATTAGCGTGAGAGTGTAGTACTTGACTACCGCCCTCCTTAGTAACGTTAACCCAACAGTCGGTGATGAATGTTTTATCTGTCATCATCCAACCTTGTACGTTAGTTACGTAGTCACCATAACATTCCTCCAACCAGTCGTGAAAGTGTTGAAAGATTTCATCGTCATTATCGTACAACAGATGCTCCTTTTGATGCTGATAAAAATGCGTTAACTTACCTCCAGCATACTCACTCTGACCTGGCTGAACTTTTTTAATTGCTTGTCGAGTAGCATCCAACAGTTCCTTATGCTTGTCATCAGGATACTTATAGTATGCCAATGGCAAGGGAAAAATAGGTTCAACTAGTTCGGCATTCACCATTTAATTTTTCATCACGAAGTTTGTTTGCTTTAATTCTTTTCTTAATCATCTTAGCATAGTATACTTCTTGTTCAGTATACCATCCAGGATTTTCTTTACTCCTTTTTATAATTAATTTTGCTGCTTTCTTGTCCTTCATAGTACGCTCTAAAGTATGGGACAACACCGTTGGTGATCTTATGCCCCTTTGTGATCCATTCATCCGCACAAGTATAGATTGCTTTGGATGTACAAGTGGTACCAAAAGTATGAAGAAGTTTAATTAGAACTTGCTGCCTTAATAATAATTGTTCATCAGTCAGTGTAGCCATCATCATCTTGAAGAGTTAAATAGGTTGATTTTATTAATGCATCCTTAGGTGTGTTGGATGTGTAAGCATCCACGTCAGAATACACTTCTGATTCTAGCACAGTTAGTAAAGATTTCAAGTCCTTTACCACAGTTTTAAGTTTGGCCTTGTCCATTTTGTTCCCACTTTAACTATGTATACCATAAAAAAAGACCCCTATTTAGGGGTCTTAGAGTTAAGCAGTAACTGCTTTGCTGTTGTGCTTGACACCTCTGTAAGTCAGTTCTGACTTAATAGATGTGTTTTGCTTGCGTGAATCAGTGTCGTACTTGACACCACGGTAAGTGACTTGTGCCATTGGCTTGTCCTCTGGATTGGGTGGATAACCCCGTTC